GGCGCCTCCGGAACTGGCGGACCGCCCAGAACCTGGCGGACTACCTCCGGGATCCGCCGGCGGAGAAGGCCCTCGGGCAGAGGGTCCTGGCGCCGGGGCGCCCCAAGAAGACACGGAAGAAGAGGAGGGGAAAGTGACCGAGGAAGAGAAGAAGGCGTACGCCGAATACGTAATTCGGCAGCACGCCAAGGATGTCGAGTACCTCTCGATTCACGAGATGTTCGAGGACTACACCTCCGAGCAGTCGATCCTCAGCGACACCGAGGCCGACGAGATCCTCACCCTGATCAAGATCGCAAAGCTGGAGGTGTCGTGGTGAGCGAAACCGAAACGCTTCCCACCAAGGAGCAACTGAAGCGCGAGCGCCAGCAGATCGACATCGAGGTCCGTCGCGCCGAACTCGAGCTCAAGAAGCTCGAACTGACGCAGGCGAAGGCCGACGCGAAGAAGGCCGAACTCGAAGCCGAGACGAAGGAGTTCCATGTCGCCGAGTACCGGCGCACTGAGCGCCGCCGGAAGGCGACCGAGAAGAACACCCTGATCTACCAGTTCGACGAAGAGATCTACGACGCCTCCGTCTCGATCTTCACCGACTGGCTCCAGGACCGGGTGCTGCGGTTCCCCGGCGAGGAGCTCACCGTCTACCTGAACTCGCCGGGTGGTTCCGTGTTCGCCGGCTTCGTCGCGATGGACGCGATCCGGGAAGCCGAGGACGCCGGCAACAAGGTCACCGTGAAGGTGACGGGGATGGCCGCGTCGATGGCCGGTGTGATCGCCCAGGCAGCGAGCACCCGGCTGATCGGCAAGAACTCCGAGCTCATGATCCACGTCGTCGGTTCGTTCAACTTCGGGCACTACAAGTCCTTCGAGGTCCACGACCAGGCGGAGTTCATGAAGCGCCTGACCAAGAAGTGCCTCACCGCGTACGCCGACCGGTCGGAGAAGTGGGACGCTGACGGCCTGTTCGCGAAGCTCGAGACCGAGCGGCGCGACTGGTGGATCACGGCCGACGAGGCTGTCACCGAAGGCTTCATGGACGGGACGTTCTGATGTTCGATTCGTTCTTCGGTGTTTGGGTAGCCGTTGTCATCACGGTCCTTCTCGGTGGATTCTTCGTCGTCTTGGCCTCGCCCCTCTGGACGGAGCGCTTCTACACGGGCGTCCCGCCGGTTGCCGCCGGAGCCTTCGTCATCCTCATGGGCCCGCTACTGATCGGTCTTCTGGTGGCGATCTGGCGAGACGTCTTAGGCGTCTGATGCCGCTCGTCGAGGGGATCCGTGGTCCGGATCCCATCCGGTACTGCGAGTGCGGCGAGTACACGCTCCAGCTGGTCGGGATCTTCTACACCGATCCCGACGAGAGGGCCCGGAGTCTGCCGTCCGAGTACTCGCACCTCGGTCCGTTGTGCCCGATCTGTGAAGACGAGGAGCGCCGCAATGGAGACACCACTGGAGCTCGCGTGGCTTGAGTTCGGCGGCAAGCCTCTCGGGCCACACCACGGGTGGCAGAAGACGCTGTGCGTCCTTCACTCCGAGAGGCGCCCGTCGGCTCAAGTGAACCTGGAGACCGGGAAGTGGAAGTGCTGGGCCGGCTGCGGTTTCGGTGACGTCTACGACCTGATCGGGATCCACGAGAACCTCCGGGACTTCCTTGACCAGAAGCGGTTCGCCGAAGACCACGGCTGGTACGTCGAAGACGAGGAGCCGGAGCCGACGCTGATGAACCCGAGACCGAGAACCACGAAGAAGAAGGGGAAGCCGTGGAAGCCGAGTTGGGTGTAGTCCCGGATTGGGTGTGCAACTGCGAGGCGCAACACCCGTACGTCGGGCCGTGGCACGGCGAAGGATGCACTGCCCTCGCTGGAGTTGACCTCAGCGTGAAGTTCCAGGAGCCGACGGTGGGCGGCCTGACGGGGGAGCAGTTGAGTCTGCTCCGCTACCTCGAGGAGCAGCAGCGCGAGCTCGAGCAGTGCGCGTTCATCTTCTTCCCGGCGGACGCCCGCGGCCCCGAGGAGCGGTGCGACCTCGAGCCGGTGGAGGGGTCCCGCTTCTGCGAGGACCACCTTCCCGAGGACGACGACTACGACTGCTACGTGGATCGGGAGTTCGAGTGAGCGACTGCGCATTCTGCGCCATCGTCGCGGGAGTATCGCCCGCGGAGGTCGTGCGGGAGTGGGAAGACGCGATAGCGATCGTCCCACTGAATCCTGTTGTTGATGGTCATGTACTGGTGATTCCTCGGGAGCACGTCGGGAACTTCGCGGACTGGCCGAATCTTTCGGCCGACGTCATGCGCCGCGCGGCCGAGCTCGCGGAGCCACCCTGCAACCTGATCACGAGCGCTGGGGCGGAAGCCACGCAGACCGTGATGCATCTCCATCTACACGTCGTGCCAAGGGAAGAGAACGACGGGCTCGCACTTCCGTGGAGCCCCCGATGAGCAAGGAGATCCTGGGGTGGACTTCCCTCGGCTGTCTAGCCAGCGTAGAACCCAGCTGGCGCAGGCGACTGAGCGCTACTCGGGCGCCCTGGTGGGCTCTGCGGCTGCCGATTACCTTCTCGGCCGCGGGATCTCTCTCGAGGTGGCACAGCGCTTCAAGCTGGGCTACGTAGAAGATCCGCTCGAGGGGCACGAGCGCTTCCGCGGTCGGCTCGCGATCCCGTACCTCACCCCGGCAGGGGTGGTGGGGATGCGCTACCGAGACCTCACTGGCGAGTCGGACAAGAAGTACGACAGCGAGGCAGGACAGCGGACCGCCCTCTACAACGTCCTTGACCTTCACCGGTCGGAGCCCTGGATCGCTATCTGTGAAGGCGAACTGGACGCGCTCGTGATGTCGGGAGTGGTCGGCGTCCCGGCGGTCGGTGTCCCCGGCGTCGAGCACTGGAGTAAGCAGAAGGGCTCCATCTGGAGCCGCCTCTTCCAGGACTACCAGTCGGTGTTCATCGTGATGGACCCCGATAAGGCCGGCAAGAAGGCGGTCGGTGAGATCGCACGCAAGGTCGAGAACCCGATGGTGATCGACCTCCCGGCCGACGTGAACGACAGCGTTCTACGGATCGGACCCGACGGGGTCCTCGAGTTGATGGGGTTGGACTGAGTGAATCGCTTCGTCGACAAGATGCCACAGGTCGACTTCCAGGACGATGGCTTCGTCACCAAGGACTATCAGTGCGCCAGGGGTTGCATCCTGGCCTGGCCGCACCACGGCGCCGCGTGTCAGGTGCAAGGACCGGCCGCCTTTGACGGTGGCGAGATCGGCGTGACGATCACGCCGGAACCGGTCGTCCCGCCGGAGCTCCTCGAGAAGATCGGCGGGGAGTCGAAGTACTCACCGGAGGAGATCGCCAGGGAGAAGTTCTACCTGGACACGATGGACGTCTACGACAACGCTCGTGACGTCCTCTTCAAGAAGCACAAAGACTACGGGCCGACGAACATCAGCCTCTCTCCCGGTGGACCGCTCAACGGCCTCCGGGTCCGGATGCACGACAAGCTCGCCCGGATCAACAACCTGATCGACTCGGGCGCCACCCCGGAGAACGAGTCCTTGCGGGACTCCTTCCTCGACTTGATGAACTACGCCGCTATCGCCCAGGTCGTCCTCGACGGCAACTGGCCGGAGCGCTGACCAGCACCACCGCAACACCGCAACGAATCTGACGAGAGCCGGCAGTACGAACGGCTGAGAGCGAGACCTGAAGTGCGGATCCTACTGATCGACATCGAGACGTCGCCGAACCTGGCGCACGTCTGGGGCCTGTGGCAACAGAACGTCGGACTCAGCCAGCTGCTCGAGTCCACCGAGATGATGTGCTTCGCCGCGAAGTTCCTCGGCGACAAGAAGACCCAGTTCTACAGCACCTTCCACGACGGCCGGGAAGGGATGGTCCAGAAGGCTTGGGAGCTTCTGAACGAAGCCGACGTGGTGATGGGCTGGAACTCCAAGAGCTTCGACGAGAAGCACCTGAACCGGGAGTTCCTGGAGGCGGGGCTGAAGCCACCGTCCCCGGTGAAGTCCCTGGACTTGATGCTCGCGGTCCGGAAGAAGTTCCGGCTCCCGTCGAACAAGCTCCAGTATGTCAGCACCCTGCTGGGGTTGGCCGGGAAGGTGCAGCACTCCGGGCACCAACTCTGGATCGACTGCCTCGCCGGCCAGGAGAAGGCGTGGCGGGAGATGCGGAAGTACAACATCCAGGACGTCGACCTCCTCGAGGATCTGTACCACGCGCTCCGCCCGTGGATCGACGGCCACCCGTCGGTGGCCTTGTACGACAGCACCGAAGAGGACGCCTGCACCAACTGCGGCAGCACCGACCTGAAGCGTGAAGGGTACGCCTTCACGAAGCTGGGCCGGTTCCAGCGCTTCGTGTGTCGCGGGTGCGGCAAGTGGGGCCGGAGCGGGAAGCGCGTCGGCGCCGTCGACATCCGCGAGGTCGCGGCATGAGCGAGCTCGAGCGCCTCATCGAGGACTACCGGACCAAGCGTCAGGTGGTTCGGGATGGCGAGGCGCGCAGCCTGGAGGGCGTGCTCGTCGGCGGCAGCTGGAACGAGGACTACCGCAACCAGCACGCAGCGATGCGGAAGCTCGCTGACTACATCGTCGATGAGGCCCGCGAGGTAGCGGCGTGAGTATCTTCGACACCACGACACCGTCGTACGAGGCGCTCACCTTGCAGCGCCTCCGCATCGGGCTCGAGCAGCGCGTCGGAGCCCACATGATCGAGAGCCTCGAGCTCCACCAGGTGGAGGACGTGTTCACCAGAAGCATCGTCACTCGCCTGACGGCAGACGTGCTCGCCGAGAAGCTCCCGCCGGAGCGCGTCGAGCGCTCCAGTGAGTTCACGTGGGAGTTCCCGGCTTCGCCCTTCCAGCACTGGAAGCAGAAGCACCAGGGTGCCTGGTGGCTCCGCTGGTTCGTCGCTCGCCGGCCGGTGCGCCGCACCCGGCACAAGAAGGTCGCCACCTTGACGGTCGACCTCGAGCGCTACCGCACCTTTCCTCAGTGCAACTACGTGTTCCCCAAGGATCTCGGCCCGTACGTGAAGGTGGCCGTGACCCGAGACAGACTGGAGTGGAAGTGACCGCGCTCAAATACGAGGAGGCCATTCGCGTTCTTCGGTCCTCCGATGTCGAGACCCGTAGCCTCTTCCTCTCTGCGGTATTGGAGGGCTGGTCGCCAGCCAAGTTCAAGGCCGTGCTAGGCAGGCCCGAGGGAAACCTCGGTATCCGTGAGGTTGTCGTCGACAACCACCGGGAGAGCGGGGCGGTCGTATGACCGCCACCACCGACTGGGATCCGGAGTTGTACGCGATCCTCTACGAGATGGCCGACCGGGTGGCGCACGGGGTTCACCGCAGTTACCCGATGGTCGAGGTGGATGACCTCGTCCAGGAGGCGCTGATGTGGGCGGTCGCCCACCCCGGTCAACTCGACAGCCACCTGTCGCAGCCGGACACAGCGCTCGGCGCGTGGCGGATCCAGCGTTCCATGAAGAACGCTGCACGGGAGTACGCCGTGCGTCAGCGGGCCCTCGCCCGCGGCGACGAGTCCCTGATCGACGACGCCTGGTATCCGCTGGACGCCTTGAAGGGCACCGGCCGGTCCGCCGGGAAGCGCGGCCTCCTCCACCACGTGTTCGACGTGAACTCGTGGGTGAACCCGGAGAAGCCGGAGTCCGAGGTCCGGTCCCGCAGGGATCCGGCCCACGGGAACGACTGGCTGGCGACACTCGCCGACGTCTCGTCGGCGCTCGACAAGCTGAAGGTCCAGAACCCCGCCGGCTTCGACTTGATCGAAGCTCACTTCCACTGGGGTCTCACGTACGAGCAGATCGGCGCCGGTCTCGAGCCTGCGGTCTCCAGGGAGACCGTGAGCAAGCGGATGGACCGGGCGATCAAGAAGGTCCAGGAGGTCCTCGGGGGCCCGCGCCCCAAGAAGGATCCGGAGGAAGACGGCTGGGAGAACGGTCTCGTCGGGACTCGACGGGCGATCTCGAACGCGCACGCACGGGCGCTCACCGGATCGGACTACGACGAATGAGCGCAACCGAAGACTTCAAGCAGGCGCTCGTCGGCGACATGGTGAAGGCCAGTATCCACGGGGCTGAACAGACCTTCGAGGAAGTCATCAAGATGCTCGAGATGTTCAGCGAACACCGAGCGGTTGAGATCGTGCGAGCGATGCTCACCGGCTTCCGCCAAGGAATGTCGGATGCCGACTGATGCCGACGAGTTCGCAGCACTCAGGGAGGTAGCCCTCGACTACCTCCACACGACGGAAGACGACGTTTTGCAGGCGCTGCTGTGGCAGCTCCTGGAGCGTCAAGACCAGCAGGAAGTCAGACTCGCCGGCCTTCGGGCCGGCATGGTCGTACTACTGGAAGGAACGAGCTAGTGGCGTTCTACCCGAAAGCCATCCGCAAGGTGGTTGCTCGGCACGACACGCCGAGGACGCGAGACCGAGGGATCTGCCACCACGTGGCCGCGACCGAGGCGAGCTCGCTGTTCTCGTACTTCAACATCGACGGGAACCCGACGTCGCACTTCTACGTGCGCAAAGACGGGACCGTCGAGCAGTACGTGGACACCCGGTTCCAGGCTCCGGCTCAGCTGGAGGGGAACCGCGACATGATCAGCATCGAGACCGCGGGCGGTCTGTCTGACCGGACCGCGGACCGGGAGCCCTGGTCCGAAGCCCAGGTCGCCTCGCTGATCGCGCTGGATGCGTGGATCGTGAGCATCCACAAGGGCATCCCGCTCCGGATGATGCTCGACAGCAAGCCCACCTCGATGGGCTTCGGCTACCACAAGCTCGGCATCGACCCTTACCGGGTCGCCGGTGGCGAGCGCTGGTCGAAGGCGTACGGGAAGATCTGCCCCGGCCTCGAGAAGATCGATCAGATCAGGACTGCAATCCTCCCGGGAGTCATCCGCCTCCTGGGCACCACGACAGGAGATGACGAGTTGTCCGCAGCAGACGTCCAGGCCATCAACGACTACAGCGAGCAGGTGTGCCTCCAGATCCAGAAGCACACCGACCAGGTGCTCGCCGCGGCCCGGGAAGACATCAAGAAGTACACCGCGGCCTGCACCACGTCGGTCAAGGACTACGTCCGGCAGACCGACGAAGAGCAGGACATCCTGAACTCGGTCGCCAGCCTGAAGACCGACGTCGCCGCGGTCGCTGGTTCCCTGACCACGCTCGCGGGGGTCGTGGCCGACCTGAAGGCAGCGGTGGCGGCCCTCCCAAAAGGCTGATGGCGTCCACGGTCTTGAAGGCGGCCGGCTTCCAGGGTGAAGCCCTGGCGACCGCCCTCGGCGTCTCGTTCGTGGAGTGCGACGGACCGGCTGCCACGAAGGCGAAAGGCCGTCTTGCCGGCTACGGGGACGCGGTAGGCGACCTCACGCTGATCAACGGCAAGTGGGGTCCGTCGCTGTCCCTCTTCCAGATCAGGACGCTCCGGCACCCGGGGGAGTACTCGTACCCGGACACCCTCCGGATCGCCGAGCTCGTGCGGTTCCCCGACAAGAACGCGGTAGCCGCGTTCGCGATCTCCAAGCGAGGGACGGACTGGACCCCTTGGAGCGCCTACAAGAGTGGGGCCTACCTGGAGTACGTCGGCAAGGACTTCGAGATCGTCACGGGTCACCCGAGAGCGGAGTTGTGGAACGCATGAGCAAGAAGTACATCCTGTTCACCCGAGCCTTCTGGGCCGACACTGCTGAGCGTGTCGTCTCCACCGCAGCGCAGGCCGTGGTCGCCGTGATCGGCGCCGACCAGGTGTTTCCGAACGCTTTCACCCTGGACTACAAGGTGCTCGCCGGCGTAGCCGCAGGCGGCGCCCTCGGTGCGCTGGTGAAGGTGTTCGCGAAGCTCGGCGCCACCGCCCCCGTCTCGACTGTCGAGGTGGTACGGGCCCCGACAGACACCGAGATCCGGAAGTTCCTCGAGGAACAGGACTCGACGGAAGGCGCGTAGTACAGTCTGACTGCCGCATAAGCGGCAGCGTGCAGGGCTTGCATCTTGCACGTGCACCAAACGAAAGAAGCCCCCGGTCTCCCTTGGAAAAGGAGCCGGGGGCGCTTCGTTGTCTACTGCTCTTGCTCGAGCTCGTCGAGCTTGATTCCGTGCTTGTCAGCGAACTCCCGCACCGCGGTGCCGAAGGCTTTCGCCTCCTCTGGCGTGTACGGAGCCCACTTTCGGTTCGGCGGCTTACCCATCTGGTCGTTCAGGCTCAGCGCCTCCCAGGCGCTCAGGCTCTCGCTCACTCGTCACTCCACATCCGTGATCACGCCGTTGACCTTGCAGAAGCGGATGCTCGACGGCACCCACGTCACGCGGCCACTGCTGGTCACGCCGTAGTCGACGTGACTCTTCTCGTAGACCTGGCCGCCCTCCTGTAGGCAGGCGGTCTTGAAGTCGTCCTCGAACCCGTCACACCCGGCGAGGATCGCCGTGAGGGCGACCGCACCGATGAGGGGCTTGATCATGCCGCTCTCCGCTTCTTGTTCTTGAGTAGATGTCGGTCATCGAAACTCGTGCCGGCCCAGATGCCGGTCTCTCGGTTCGCGAGCGCGGTGCTGAGACACCACGCCGAGAACTGGCAGGCTCCACAGAGACGTCGCGCCTCCGTGGTCGCGACGTCCTGGTCAAACAGATCCCAACGGCCAGTACAGGGGAGACTGTCGTCGGGGGTGGGGCCGCCGGGGATCCGCACCTTCGGGTGCCCGATCAGACTGGGATCCTCCCAGGGGTCGTTACCGACCCACGGGAGGCGACCCATCACCGGCTCTTGGTCGTCCTGCTTCCGGCTCACCGAGCCTGCTCCTTCGGAGGCAGGCCCGTGACCGGACGGGTCCGGAGATACCGGTCGACAGTGACGGCACCTACGGCGACCCCGCCGATCAGTCCGCCGAGCAGGGACCAGAGCGCGTCTCCCAGAGCGCGCTTGTGGATCTTGATTCCCATCACGCTGCCGCTACCTCCGTGTAGGTGTGGTCGTTGTACTCGTCGAACCTGACCTTCGTGAGACCCCGCTCCCGGAGCCTTGCGACCTTGTAGACCAGTCCGTCGGCTGTCAGGCCGAACGACTGGGCGATCGAGTGGATGCCTTCCCCGAAGCTGACGAGGCGCTCCATCTCTTCGATGAACACGTCCCGCTCCTCGCTGTCCATCCGGCGCTGGTCCACCTCGGGCAGCTGCATCTTTTTGACGCACTGCCGCGCGTGCTCTCGGGTGATACCGAGCTCCTCGGCGAGCTCCCGATATGAACCGCCGGCGGCGCGAACCTTTTTCCAGAGCGCAGGGAAATCCACTCTTTTATGAATAGGAATAGCCCCCTTCCAAGACTGGATATCAGGCGGGGGTGCGGCGGGTGCGCATTTCCAGCAACACCCACGCGCCTCTTTCCGGTACACATTCAGGGTTTTCAGGTGTGCGCGCTTTTCTTTCGGGAGCGCGCTCCATCGGCTGTGGGTCAGGAGCCGGCGGCCACATCCACCGGCACACGTCAACAGATGCTCGGTAGCGTCCCCCAGAACCGCCCGTAGTTCGCCCTCAGCGCCCTCCTGGGGCGCTTTCAGGTCGTCGAGGTAGACGACTCCATCCTCGGTGTCCGAAGCCGCCAGATCGAGGCTCACCGAGACGCCTCCATTCGGTGGATCATGGCTTCCGCGAGCGCGTTTGCGAACAACTCCGTCGAGTACGAGTGCTCGTGCTGCTCGCAATCCACGGAATAGTGCCGCACCCGTGAATTCGGGCAGATACGGCAGACGTAAACAATCGGCCTACAACGCTTCATTTCCCCTCCTCTGAAGTAATGTTCAGGACATAGAAAAGCGGACAGCCTCCGTCCAGACTGTCCGCTAATCTGCGCCCTGAAAGCGCAAACTTGGATGTGTTACGACAACTGCACCCAACGATCACCGGTCCAGCGAACGGTGACCCGCTGGTCCGTGTGCTTGTCGACGCCCGTCAGGATCTCACGACCCTCGGGGATCTCGTCGTCAAGGTAGGCGTCTGACGTTGCGCCGTTGAGTAGGTGGTACTCAATCTTGGGTCCACCATCCATTTCGGGGTTTGCCCCTCTCCTCTGAATATCTACGTGAACAACGCTCGCAGCAGGAAGAATGCGAGCGGCCCGAGGATCACGATGTACGCGATCAGACCACCAACGTCGTGAGCGTCCAGTCGACGCCACCACGGACCCCGCTCGAGCCGGCGTGTCCGCGCGAGCTCCTCTTGATTCAGTCGCTCGGCTTCCCGGACTCGCCACTCGACTCCGTCAACGAATCGACCCATTCCCCCTGCTCCTCGCTCCAGTACATGCGCTCGAACTTCGGCCCGAGCGGGCCGACGCCGCCGGCGGTCGCCAGCTGTCGAACCTCGAGGATGTCATGGGAGAAGCCGAGGAGTCCATACCGGATCACAGCCGACTCGTAGCGGGCGGTTACTGACCTTACGCTGCGCGCTTCCTCCGGCCCGGGGTCGGCGCCCCCGGTTCCTGCTTCTTCGCGAGCTCCGCGGTCTGCGCCTTGTGGCGCTCGAACACGTGATCCTTGTTGTAGACCGGGATCACGCCTACGGACAAGCCGGCGACGTCGATGCCGGTTCGCTTGCACCATCTCACCGCCTCCTCTCTGTTCTCGAACCCCATGTAGACGATCGCCACCGGGGTCCCCTGGACCGCGACCCCGTACGTGAGGCGCTCGCGCCGGATAGCGTCGAGCGCCTCGATCGCTGCGGTAGCGGCAGCCTCCGCCGAGTCGTGCTCGGACTCGAAGATCTTCGCGACCGCGGTCACGTCACTCTTCCTCGGCATCATCACCGCCCATGTATCGCGGGTCCGGATTGGGGACGCGGAACGTGTACCGGTGATCGCGCTTCTCTAACACGACAACGCGCTCTCCCGGTTCAAGCATCCGACGAGCGCCCCTGAGCGCCCCATGTGCGTCAGAGGCGCCCCATACTTCAATGTCGGCACCTCGACGAGTCGCAGAACTGTAGGTGCTCACCGCTTCACCTCCTCGAGCTCGAACTCCTCGAGCGTCTCCCGCCACAAGATCCCCGAGCCCTGCTCGTACGGGCCCGGAGTGGCTTTGTCCTGCTCGTGGTCATCGTGCATGAAGAACGCGATCCACTCGGCGCTCGTAAGCGCCTGCTGCGTGGTCATGACTCGGCCTCCCATTCGGCCGTGCGCTGGCGCTCGAGCTCGTCGGCGACCCTCGAAACCTCCGCCGCGAGCTCCCGCAGATACCGGAGCGTGTCGTCGCGACGGTCCGGATCGGTGTGCAGCGTGATCTGCACGGTCTGCATGCCGTACCGGCCGGCCAGTCCGATGTGGACGGTCTCGAGGTCATCTCGGATCTCCGCAGTCGGGTTCGTTCCGGCTTCAGGCCAGAACGAGAAGTTCATGTACGGATTGCTCATCTCGATTCCCCTTTCCGTCCGTACGGGGTCGCACGGACGCCCACCGCTGAACCCCGGTCAGAGCTCGATCCATAACCGGGGCCCGCGGAATCGGGGTGTCAGGCAGCTTTCGGGTGGTGGTGCTGCATCGTGGCGTCCATGAGGCGCCAGAACGCTTTCCGGATCGCAGCGGACCGCGCGGTGTCACCCGTGCGAGCAGCAGCCTGGAAAGCGCGGACTAGGCGAGATTTCCGCCCGTCAACGTTCGTCGTCTTCATCGGTAGTTACCTCCGTAGTAAGGTTCGAGCCAACAAGAAAGGCCACGGAAAACAGTCCGCGGCCCAACTAGACGGTTCGATCTGTGGTTGTGGTCAGACGGGAGCGACGACCCACCGTCGCCCTTTAGACAGCCGGAGTAGGTAGCCTTCTCCGCTCTCCTCTTCAGACTCGGCGCACAACCGGAGCGCGTGCCGAACCAGCATGTCGCCCTTGTCCTGGAACGCGGGCGCTGGCGACTCCCACAAGAGGAGCGCCGACGCGAGCAGGCTGTCAGCTAGCTGCATGAACGCTTCCTGTCGCGTCTCGCACCTAGTCGTCATCACGGCGCCGCCGGTAGCGCGGTACTGGACGAGCCATGTCATGGGGTCACCTCCGTGATGTGCCAACCACCGTCGCGGACGGTGCAGCGCTTCATGGCTGCACCTCAGAGATGGTCCAGTGACCATCTCGATAGTCGATCGAGCAGGAATCCTCTTGCGGGCAGTTCGGCGTGCTCTCGGCCTGAAAGCTGAACACTGCCGAAACGGCGATCAGGGTGAGCAGTACGCCGGCAGCGAACCCGGCGAACGTCTTCATTCGGGATCACCCGCCGCCCGAGCCATCCGGACCGCGGCGTTACGCGCGCCGACTCTTGCCTCGCCGAACGTGGCAGCGTTGTTCATGACGTAGCTACCGCCACGAGCCGCGCGGTAGAAATAGGGCCCGTCGTCGACGTGGTCGATCACCAGTGACGCGCCCTCGAACTCCTGGAACCAGACGAGAATCCACCGCCCAGACGGCAGCTGACTCGCGCGACTGCTCCAACCGAAGGTGTCGGTGTCCATCTTTCGTCCCCCTTAGACGAAAACGGCACCCGTCCTAACCGGGTGCCACCATCGAGCTACTAGGGACAACGAAGGGCGCCCCGTAGGGCGCCCCTCTCGTCGGTGTGTGTGGTTGTGGACTACTGCGCGAGCTCGAATCGCTGCCGTACCCACTCGAGTACGTCATCCGGTACGGCTTCCGTGAGCCAGGCCGAGCCGTAGCGATAGCCCGTTACCGGGCACGCCGGCGTGGCGTCCAGATCGACGCGACGGCCGTACGGGCTGTCTTCGTAGACGACCGACTCGGCAGGCTGGTGAGCGCACCCGGCGCGCATTGTGTTCAGGTGCCAGCGCTCCCAGATCGTCGCTAGTTTGGCGAGATCCTCGGCACTCCAACCGTTCACTTGTGGCGTCACGCGGCGTACGTAGTCGAGCACCTGGCCGCCGGATACCCAGTCACCATCTCGCTTGATGCTCCCGCCTTTGCGGATGACGACACCGGAGAACGCGAGCGTCACGGGATCCTTGATTGTCTCGTGCTCCGTCGTCTGCCACTCGCCCGTGTTCCTGACTTCGATGCGCGCCTCGACGTAGACCTTCTCGCCCTCGTCGGTGCGGCCGATCAGAATCTCACTCATCTTGATCTCTCCCCTTCGTTCGTTCGGCCTGAGTAGCCGAGCGAGGGACACGCGCCTCACGGCGCGCACCCTCGACTGTCACTCAGACTCAGATCCTGTCATCTGTCACCCGTCACTCGGGCAGACGCACCGGCATCACGACGTACACGTACGAGACCTCGTCGGTTCCCCACGTCGCTCGAGCAGGCTTGCCGGCACCGTTGAACGTGAAATGGACACCGTCGTTCTTACCGAAACCAGGCATCTTGGCGAGGTCCGCGAGTTGCGACGGCCGGAAGCCGAACGTCTCGGTCGCGTTCGTCTCGGTCGGGATGACATTGTCAACCTTCGGAAACTCGCCCTCGACAGGCTCGAAGGTGAGTGAACCGACACCCGAGATCATCAGCGCACCCGGAACGATGGAAGCAGGCTCGGGATCGCCGTAGCGGTTACTCGACTTCGGGAGTACGGTCACGATGCGCTTGACGTCCGGAACGCCAATCAGTGTCGCCCAGGAGTCGTGATCACCCGCCGGAGCGTCGGTCAGCTTCACGGTGACTCGCACCATGCGGTAACGGTCGGTTGCGCTGAAGGTGAGCTCACTGCCCAGCTTCTCGACGTGAACCGCGTGCAGCACCGGGAGAGCGAATTTGTCTTTGTCCGCAGCGAGCAGGCACGCGCTGAGAGCGTTCCGGAGCTCGACCGCGGGCAGGGTAGCGGGTACGGTCTCGACGGTTTCGAGCTCGACCGCGTAAGCAGTAGTCATTTCGGTCCCCTTCGGACGGAAGGGGAGCGGACCGAATGCCCGCTCCCGCACCGCTCCGGCGGGCCCGTTAGGGCCCGCTAGGGTCGGTATCTCTAGAGTCAAGTTCAAGGCAGGAGAGACAGGTAGTCGCTGCCTGCCGTGACGTAGACAGCGGCTGTGATCAGCGCTGCCGTGACGAGTGCGAGAAACAGACGGGCCGCCCACTCCATCAGTCGACCCACGTGGCGCGACTGGTGTCGATCTCTTCAAGCGTGATCAGACCTTCCGCCACCATCTGAGCGAGCTCGTCGTAGGCTTCCTGCTCCGTGTCGTACAGGCTGGTTCCGAAGTCATCGGAACTGCCGTCGACCTCGATGAACCAGCTGCCTTGACGAGCGCTGTACTTCACTCGGTAGCTCATGATGTTCCCCTCTTGAAGCATCGTGGGTCCGCCGATATAGCGGACCCCGGTGCAAGCACTAGGGGAGTCTGCGTTACCCGCTTGATCTCATCTGCGGTGCCGCTCGGGAGATTACGGTTTGTGCGCTCTCCGCGGCCCGAGCTCTCTGCTGACTCGGAAGCCTGATGTTGAGTTGTCATCGTGCTGATGGGATAAGACTGCTCCCGTGGATCTCCGAAGTCAAGTCGGAAGTAAGGTGATCCGGCGGCACATCGGTGCCAACCTGGTTTCGGGCAGCTGGTGGCACTCGAGTGCCACCGTAGGGTGCCGGCATCAGGGGTCGGGGGTCACCTACTACATGCCGTAGTACATAGCCGAGTGGGGGCTAGGCTCTACTGACGTAGAGTCGAACACATCCGCCCCGATGTGTAGCCTGCCTACCTATGCGGTAGATCGGGCCGTCGATCCGTCCGATCGGAGCGAGCTCGCCCCCAGATAGGGGAGCTCGGCCCGCATAGAGGAGAGCGTACGAGTGAGGGGAGTACGCTCATACACCTGATGCGGGAACGCAACATCTGTTTCATGGTGACGGCTGCGACAATGAAACATCTGTTACGCTGAAACGTCTGCACCTGCCGGCTTGACCCGCATTTTTAACCGCGCCGGCATAGCCGTCATTGACTCACCCCATATCTACGTGGCTAATCCCCGTAGCCAACGTCGTCTACTTCTGGGGGGGTTCGTCCGACACTCTACCTCCCCGGGGAGCCGTCTCGAGACGGCTCCCGTAGGGTCCAGCGAGGACCCTACCGACCGGTAACTTGGACAACCCTCCAGGGGGTTGATCCTAAGTTACTTGCTAGTAGCGCAACGTCTACGAGGTTCCGTTACGAGATCGTTATCTTTCTGTAAACCCGCAGGTCAGAGGCCACTTCGGGGCCTCCTCCCCCCCCGTGACGGGTCCGTTTGGGGGTTCCCACGGTTGATGAAAGTCGTCATCAACCCGCCCTTATATAGTGGGAACCCTTTTTCAGGACGGAGCGAGCGGAGAGTCTCCCGAGAGACCGAAGCGAGCGGAGTCCAGACAAGGGATCGAGAGCGCCGGCTGGGGCCGCGCTCTCTCCTTACCGCCGAAGACGTGAGGAGTAGGTGCCTCTTGGTTTCGGCACCTACGACGAAAACGGGGGCTTCTCGAGAAGCCCCTAAGAAGGTCGCGCTCGAGCGCGACCTTCTGGAAACCTAGCGATTTTCAAAAACCGATTGAGCCGGTGACCTTCTTTGGTCCCGGCTCTCGTTGATTTCCGATTCGGGAATCTCCCGGATTCCGCTGACGCCGGAATCCTTTAATAGGCCGAACATCCATCCAAGGTTACGGCTGATCCCTATTTCGCCCTACCCCACAGGGGACCCCCTGTCGGTCCCCGCGTGTACCACCCCACGGAGGCTGTCTTGGCGACGAAGCGCGTGGGTATCGGCGGAGGCTCCGCCAACAACCCCGTGAAGCCGCCGAGCCCCACCCGGGCCGGCCGCGGCCGGGGTGGCGTAACCGGGGGAGCGCAGCCGAAGAAGTTCACGACCGAGCAGGCGAAGGCCGCGCTGGTCGAGTACATCTCAGCCGGCTACAACATCGGCGCCGCGTGCGACAAGATCGGGTACGCCCGGAAGACCTACGAGTCCTGGAGGGCTAAGGACCCGGACTTCAAGGCCAAGGTCGACTCGGTGATGGCGACCCGCAAAGTCGACACCGGGACCCGCGAAGAGAAGCGGAAGGCCGCCCGCGAAATGGGCTTCGCGGCCTGGAGTGAGAAGTACCTGAAGACCAAAGTCTTCCCGCATGCTCAGCAGTGGATCGATGTCCTGGAGGGACGCGAGCCCAGCGAGCTGCACCCGGCGCAGACCTGGGAGCCAGCGAAGAGGCTGACCCGACTCGTGGTGAACACATTCCCGAACGCCGGTAAGTCCACGACATTGACGATGAACTACGTCACCTACCGGATCTGCATCAACCCCGGGATCAAGATCGCCATCATCTCGAAGACCGAGGGCATGGCGAAAGACATGGTCCACGGTGTGAAGACCCGACTGACCCACCCGGATCATCAGGAGCTCATCAAGGATTTCGCCCCGGAGGGTGGCTTCGAGGCCACCGCCGACGAGTGGTCCTCGGGCCGCGTCCGGCTGGCCGCGGCCGACCGGGACCCCGCCGACAAGGATCCGACGATCCAAGCTCTAGGCCTCGGGTCGCAGGTCTACGGTAAGCGCCTCGACCTCGTTCTGGTCGACGATGCGATCGACAGCGAGAACGCCCAGCAATGGCGTCCCCAGATGAAGTGGCTGAACCTCGAAGTCGCGTCCCGGCCTGGCATGGCCGGCCGAATCGTCGTGATCGGGACCCGCATCGCTCCGGGAGACCTGTACTACCAGCTCCGTCAGGGCGAGAACTTCCAGAGCGGCAAGAGCCCCTGGAGCTACCTGAGCCAGCCCGTCCTCCTCGAGGACGATCCTGACCCCGAGAAGTGGGTCACGCTGTGGCCGCGAGCGACCACCTCCTGGTGGACCGAGGACGAGGACTGCCCCTGCGAGCAGGATGTCTGCAAGAACGGCTACGGCGACGGGACGTACCCCCGGCTGGACCCGGTGCATCTCCAGATCGTGCGGGAGTCCGCCGATGCGGACACCTGGAACACCGCGTACATGCAGCTCGAGGTGGGCACGGACGCCGCCTTCCCGCCGCACGCCATCCAGGCGGCCACCAATAAGGCCCGCCGGCACGGCAAGGACGGCGGGATGCAGGCGGTCCCGGAGGGCAAGTACGTGATCGGGTCCCTCGACCCGGCCACCTCCGGTGCTGCCGCGTTCGTCGTTGGCGCTGTCGACCGCCAAGCCGGTCGGCGGTGGCTATACGACGCCTGGAACGTGAAGCACCCGACGCCGAAGGAACTGAAGGATCGCGTGAAGGCGATCACCATCGAGTTCGGCGTACGCGAGTGGCGAATCGAGAAGACCGGTCTTCTCACGATGTTCACTCAGGACCACGAGTTGAACACCTGGCTGAACGCCCGCGGTGTCCGGCTGGTCCCGCACTACACCGGCAAGAACAAGCACGACACCAGCTTTGGTGTCGGCTCGATGGCGCCGCTGTTCGGGGTCTATCAGCAGGGCGAGGACGGCGAGCAGCACATGATCGTCGAGCCCCTGATTGAGCTTCCTCGCCACGAAGGCGACATCGCCACTCTGGTGAACCAGCTTCAGATCTGGCACCCGGACATCGACCCGAAGAAGACCGCCATCGACCTTGTGATGGCGCTCTGGTTCTTCGACATCGGCTGCCGCGACCACGTACGAACCAGCGACCAGCAGACACGCCGCCGGCAGTTCAGCCGGATGACGAGCCCGCGCGACAGGCAGCGGGCCCGCGTGTACGACCTTTCCCAGTATCAGAGAGCGGGGTGATCCAGTGAGGTACTACGCGAGCACCGAAACCCTGGACCGCCTGATCGCAGACCCGACGGTCGACATCCGTGACGTGGTGGAAGAGGTCGAGCGGTTGTGTCGCTACGAGGCTGGCGCGGCTGCGTCCTACCGGGAGCGCCCCGAACTGCTTTACCCCGGCCACCCGTGGATGAAGTTCGTCGATAGCGGAGAGATGGCGGTGGGCTGGTGACGAACATCGACCAGGTGCTGGCCCAGATCTCTACGGCGAAGGTGCGGTTCGCGCCCCGGGTCCGCAAGATGAACGAGATTCTGGCGATCCGTGAAGGTCGCTGGGACGAGGTTGCTCCGGGGTTCTTCCCCACGGAGATCCCGGAACCCCTGATCGCGAACTTCATCGACGTCGCCGCGAAGGCTGCGGCCGAGGCGATCGCGCCTCTGCCCAGCTTCACGTGCGCGAACCCGAACATGGCGACCGACGCGGCGAGGAAGGCCGCGGACAAGCGGACCAAGATCGCCCAGCACTACGTGCAGCACTCTCGTCTCGGCGACCAGAACACGATGGCCGGCGACCACCTCGACTCGTACGGGTTTACTGCGTACTCCGTCGAGCCGGACTTCGCCGAGAAGACCCCTTGCATCTACGTCGAATCCGCCCTCGGGGCGCTGTACGCGAACGACCGGCTGGGCAGAACCCAATGGTTCGCCCGGTGCTTCCGTCGCTCGGTCGACGAACTGATGTACGAGTTCCCCGAGTATCTCACTCAGTGGAACGACCTGCTCCACAACCGGATCCCGACGGTCGAGGTGATCCGCTACTACGGCAAGGACGAGGACCTCCTCATCGTGCCGGAGATCAAGACCACTCTGACTCGGATGCCGAACCCTCTCGGTCGGTGCCGGGTCCGTGTCGTCGAGGCGCCGAAGACCGGTGAGGTCTCCCGCGGCTCGTACGACGACGTGGTCTGGGTCCAGATGGCGAGGGCCCGGTTCGGCAACCTGGCCCTCCAGATCGCCGACGACGTGGCGAACGCACCGACAGTTCTCCCGAAGGACGTTCAGGACTTCGAGGTGGGACCGAACGCGGTCATCTACACCGACACCCCGCAGGGTGCCCGGAAGATGGACCTCTCGGTCCCGAACCAGCCGTTCGCTGAGTTGCAGAATCTGCAACAGGAGATGCGAACGGGGAGCCGCTACAGCGAGCTCCGCGACGGCAACACTGACGCAAGCATCATCACAGGCAAAGGCGTCCAGGCGTTGTCCGCCGGCTACGACAACCACATCAAGACCCTCCAGGGTCGGCTCGCGTCGGGTCTCTCCGACGTGATCGAGATGTGCTTCGAGATGGACCAGAAGCTCTGGGGCAACCTGGAGAAGTCCGTCAACGGCCTTCAAGACGGTGCCCCGTTCGAGCTCAAGTACAAGCCGTCACGGGATATCGCCGGGAACTACAAGTGCTCGGTGTCCTACGGCCTCACCGCCGGCCTCGACCCGAACCGTTCCCTCGTCTACCTGCTCCAGGCACTCACGTCGGGGATCATCTCCAAGGACACCGTCCAGCGGCAGCTGCCGTTCGACATGGACGTGGTCGCGGAGCAGAAGAAGATCTACGTCGAGAACCTCCGGGACTCCGCGATGACGAGCATCGCCCAGCTGACGCAGGCGATCCCGGGGATGGCGATGCAGGGCGGTGACCCGACGCCGATTGTGGCAAAGATCGGCATCGTGATCCAGCGCCTCCAGAAGGGCGACACGATCGAGGACGCCATCGAAGAGGCGTTCCCGCCGCCACCGCCCCCGGAGCCGGCTCCTGAAGCGCCTGGTGTTCCGGGCGCTCCCGAGGGAGCAGCGCCTCCCGGCGCACAACCCCAAGCACCCCCCGCGGGTGGCACTCCTGGTGGAGCACCCCAAGGGGGTCCGGCGAACGACCTACTGATGGCGCTCGCTGGCACCGGCCCGACCGGCAACCCGAACCTCTCGTTCGCGGTGAGCAAGCGTCGGCCTGTCTAGCCGCTAGACACCAAGACCGGTTCCGCCCACCTCGGTGGATCCAGGGCCGGTCCTCAGTGCGGGATGGTGCGATGGAATGCACACCGGCCTCATAAGCCGGCGCTCGCGGGTTCGAGCCCCGCTCCCGCCACATTCCCGATGCCTCTGACTTCGGTCACGCTAGGGCGCCGCCCCGGCGACGTTCAGAGGGTCGCTCCCTCCCCGGGATCTTCATCTACACAAGGAGAATCAGCATGACCGGTCCTGTCATCGGCGCCATGAAGAAGGGGCCGATCATCACCAACCCTGACACCCAGCCCGACGAGGCTGGCGAGCCGCACCGCGCGGCTCCCGCTGGGCCCGTGCCGCGCACGACCCAGCACAACTTCGAGGAGCACAAGACCGTGGGTGCGAACCCGCGGAAGGCTCACTGAGTTGGGAGAGAGCGAGTTCGACGAGCCCGAGTCTGAGGACTTCGAGGTTCTCGTCGAGCTCCCTCCGGCTAGCCAGCGGTGGCACTGGAGTTTCCCAGCGATCCACGTGCTGGCGTTCGCGGCGTCCGTCGGTCATGCCGCCGGGACGTTCTTCATGAGTGTCGCTCGCGACGTCGCGAGCCACGCGAACTATCAGGTCGATCAAGACGAGCGGAAGCAGTTCGCGCTCGACGCTGATCGTGAAATCGACTCTCTTCTCAAGGAGAAGTAAGTGGCTAACGGACACGGGGGCTATAGGCGGCCCGCCAACCCGGCGCCTGTGTCCGGGCCCGGTAGCCTTTCCCGTCGCACCGACGGTGGGCCTGCCGCGAAGAAGGCTCCGATTCAGAACCTGCCTGACGCAGGCTACGGAGAACAGGCTGAGTACAGGAGCATCCAGCAGGGTGCCCCGATCCAGAAGGTTGAGCCGCCCTCTCAGGGCGCTCCCGGAGGGGCACCCGTGGCGGGACCGCTACCTCCGCCCCTGGATGCTCCGTCCAGCCGCACTGACGAGCCGGTTACGGCTGGCGTCGATATGGGCGCCGGCCCCGGCTCGGACGTGCTCGGTCTCTTCGACCCGTCACAGATGGCAGCCGAAGACGTCAGGCACGCGATGAAGTACCTACCCACCCTTCAATACATGGTCGATTCGGACCCGCGCGCGAACAACAGCACGCGCGCGTTGGTTCGCTATCTGCGGTCGCAGCGCTGAAAAGCTGACTCGGTCGCCAGGGAGTTCTTGTGTCGTTCCTCGACAAGCTCGGCGAAACCCTCCAGGATGCCGGTTGGTTCGTCGGGGCGCCAGTGATGGCTGCCATCGACACGGCGAAAGCAGCACTCCCCGGCGGCGACCCCGCCCTCTCGGGCGCGTTGAAGGCGGTCACCACGGGCTTCGACCGTGGCACCCAGCTGTTCTTCGGCGACAACACCGGCGATGACGCAGGCACCCAGAACCTCGCCAGCCCTGGCATCAAGAAGGGCATGGACGCCCTCGAGTGGGTGTACGACAACGCGATCGCCCAGCCCATCAACTTCCTGAACATCGAGCAGCAGCGCGCTCTCGCTGACCTGACCGGCACCGAGGATGACGCCTCGGTCCTGGATTTCGGTGGCGCGTGGGACCGCGCCGACGAGAAGACCGGCGGCTACGACGGCAAGGGCACCTCGATCGGCCGCGAGTGGGGCTACTCACTGGCCGCGGCACGTGGCATCCTCCCCGGAAACTGGGGGAACAAGGACCGTTTCGGTGCCCTCACCAACGAGGGACAGCAGGCCCTGAACGAGGGCAAGGACGGCGCCGCTCGCGAGTTCGACGTCATCTCCGGTGGAATCGACGCGACCGCGCGTCTCTTCCTGGACCCGACGATCGTACTGGGCAAAGCCTCGAAGGCGTTGCGGATAAGCAAGAGTGTCGCCGCGATCAAGGACCCGACGGAGATCGCGGGCAAGCTGGAGCAGTCTCGGGACTGGCTGTTCGCTGGTTTCGGCAAGCGCCACGACCAGGCGGTCAAGTTCGCAATCGCTCCAAACCGGACCGCCGGCGAACTGATGGCCGCGTTCCCTGGGCTGAACCAGTCGCTCGACGGCGCGTCTGTCGCTTCGGTGCTCGAGCAGACCAACAAGACGATGCGCGCCGCAGGGAAATCCGAGGAGGAGATCCTCGAGCAGGCGAAGCTGATCACCCGCGCCAGCATGGGTGACGCTGACGCGCTCAAAGAGATCGACGAGTCCGCGGCGTTCGCCAAGGACGCACTCGCGAACATGCAGTCCCACCGCGACGACTTGAAGATGGCGTCCGAGTGGGCGACGGCGTACTCCGACCGGGTGACCCCCGAGGATATCGCTGACGCAGCCCACCACCTGGATCTGGTGAAGGATCTGGAGCTCCGGGGTCGTGACTACTTCACGGCCGACGACTTCATCAAGATCACCGACCAGCGGTTGAAGTCAGTCTCCAAGGACATCTCTGCCGCCGAGCAGGAGGCGGCCCGCCAACAGCGGGTCCGGAACCTGTTCATGAGCACCGACGACACGGTTGGGATTGCGGGCTCCGGCTCGGACCGACCGCTCTTGTCCTCGGTTCTGGGTACAACCGGGAAGCTGGAGCGCCGCGCCGCACGCGAACGCGGCGAGACGGCCGGCATGGACTTCGTCTTCCAGAGCACTCTCTGGAACAAGGGGATCAAGTACGCCGCGCCGCACCTGTACCTCGGTCAGAAGGCTTTCGGTTCGTTCGGGAAGATGTCCCAGCCCCGGGAGATCAACGTCGAGGACCCGGCCGCAGCGCTCCAACTCGACACCTTCCTGAAGCACTCGGCCCTCGACCCAGAGACTCGCTTGAGTCTCGTGTCGAAGCTGGCCGCGGCACAAGGTAAAGGCGAGCGTGGCCGGATCGTCGAGCAGGCGATCCAGAAGGCCACCGAGTCGATGATCCGGAAGTACCGGGAATCGAACCCGCACTTCACCGACGAGACCGAGAAGCTGGTCAACCTCGCCCTCCAGAAGGAGGCCGCGAAGACCGGCGCCCGGAACGCGGCGCACACCCAGATGTTCACCGCGGCGAAGACGGACGAAGGCGCACGCGCCGACCTGTTCATCGACGACGACGGGATGGCGGTGTTCGCACCGCTGCTCGAGACGCAGTTGACGAGCCGGTACGCGCTCCCTGACATGAAGGCCACGGAGCACGTGCTGAAGCGGCACGCGAACTGGATCACCGACGTCGCGGAATGGGCCAAGGGCAACCGGGCCCCCGACCAGAACAAGGTCTCAGAGATCGCGTCCCGGGTGTTCGACTCGAAGGCCGAGAAGTTCCCCGGCCTCGAGGTTCGCACCGCGAACCGCGCGCAGATGGTGAACGACTTTGTGTGGAAGTCGGAGGAGAACGCAAAGCTTCTCCTCGACGGCTTCAATCACCACTGGAAGGCACTCACCCTCACCACCCGGCCGTTGGCCTACGGCGCTCGAGTCAACATCGAGAGCGCCCTCCGGATGATCTCGACTCTCGGGCCGGCTGCGTACATGATGCACGCCGCGCCCCGGACGTTCGGGTTCGCCACGATCGGCACCGCCTCCGGCGCCCGCGCGTGGTTCAAGAGCCACGCCGACTCCCTCCGCGAGGAGGAGCTCCGCAAGAGCATGGAGCGCGTCGAGGGCGCCTGGAACGCGGACGAGGGCGCCCGCATCGCGGCGCACGCCGACGAGGTCGAGCGACTCCGGGGCAACGACGAGATCCTGGTTCGCTACGACGAAGACCCAGTCACCTTAACCACGAACAAGCCGTCCGGGCTGTATTTCAGCTTCAACCGGAAAGGCTTCCAGTCCCCGTACAAGTGGCCGGGGACTAAAGAAACACAGATGCGCCGAGCGCCTGGTGCAAAAGTGCTCGACGTCACGGACACCAAGTTCGAGCACCCGCTCGCCGGCGAGGTCGACGGCACCGCGGGGACCGCCGCACTTAAGGCACTGCTCCCCAAGGGTGAGTTCGACGCTGCGCTCAAGCTGACCGAACGCGAGCTCAGGGCGAAGATCTCACAAGCCCTCCCGGGGGTTGATGTTCCCAAGGGGCTCGACGAGCTCGCGCTCCTCGAGCTTTGGGGAGCGCAGGTAGCCAAGAAGCGTGGATACGACGCGATCAGCTTCAAGACGACGTCCACGGACCCGAGGGACCTGGCCATCGACCTGCACATGCGGGACGAGTACGTTGCGCTGAACGACCAGGCGATAACGGAGGTGCCGAAATACAAGCCCGCCGGAGTCGAGACCGACCCGGAGTACGCGGCGATGAAGGCCGAGCACGCGGAGATCAAAGCCCGCCTCGACCTGTACCGCACTGGTGGTCGTAAAGGCCGCAGAGCGGCGTACGGCGCGTTCGGTGAAGCCGGCTACAAGAGCATCCAGACTCGCGCCGGCGAGATCCCGGGAGCGTTCGACACCGAACAGGGTCGACTGAACCGTTGGGTCATCTCCAGCGAGACGTCGGCCGCACTCCTCGGCGACAGCAGCAAGCTGTCGATGAAGAGTTCCCAGTTGACTAACTGGGGCTACGTCCCGAACACGGACATCGACAACCACATGCCGTCATGGCTTCACGCCGTGAACGCACAGCTGATGCAGTCCCAGGTCGGCAAGAAAGCCGTCGAGCTTTACGACGAACTGGGCGACAAGGAGAAGGCGGCGAACGTCTTAGCCCGTTGGGCTACCGGCACCCCCGAGGGCCGGAAGCTGATGGGCGAGCTCCAGTGGACTGCGCACAACAAGCAGGAGTACGCGCGCCGGATCATCGGCCACGTCGACCACTACCTGCCGTCGCCGGCGCTCCGGGAGGTCGCGGCCAAGGAAGGCCGCGTCACCCAGAAGGAACTGGAGGCGGCACTCCCGAACATCGAGGACCGGCCTCCCGTCCACGGCGAGTCGATCGCTATGGACACGGGGAGGGGCTCCCTCCTGGGTGAGCGGATCAACGGAGTTTACTCCAAGATCCTGCGGTGGGCGTCTGACGCCTCCGAGGATCAGTTGGCTCGGCACCCGATGTACGCCGCGGTCTACGAGCAGGAAGCGAAGCGCCGTGCCGAGTTCCTGCTGGCAGACCCTCGTATCGAGGCTCTGACCGGCGGGGACATCAAGCGGCTGGTTCAGGACCAGGCGCACAAGAAGGCCCGTCAGGCGATCAAGAACTACATGTACGACGTCGCCGCCACATCGGACTTGAGCCACTTCATGCGGTTCGTCTCCCCGTTCGTGAAGGCGTGGGAAGACACGGTCCGCAAGTGGGGTCGCATCATCGCCGAGGACCCGAGCGTCCTCGGCCGTGCCAACCTCGTGTGGAACGCGCCGAACGACATGGGGCTCGTTGTCGACGAAGACGGCAACCCGGTCGAACAGGACGGCATCTTCGGATACCGCGACCCGAAGACCGGGAAGTTGAAGTCGACCTACCTCGTGATCCCCAGTGGGGCCACGAAGTGGATCCCCGGTGCCGGCGACTCGGACCTGAAGATCAGCAAGCAGGCGTTCAACCTGGTTCTCCAGGGTGGACTCCAGCCAGGCTTCGGCCCGCTGGTGTCGTACCCGGTCGGGAAGATCCAGACCGCGGCGCCCCAGCTGAACGACGTCGCCAAGTTGGTGAACCCGTACGGACCGCCGGAGAGTGTCTGGGACGCAGTAGCGCCCAGCACGCTGAAGGCGATCTACGACGCCACCGACGCTCAGAGCCGGACCCACCAGCAGGACACCCGGCGCATCTGGGCTCAGATGCTGGCGGAGTACAAGCTGGATCCGCAGAAGTTCGGCGGACAGCAGCCCACCATCGAGGAAGCCTCCAAGAGGGCGGGCGCCCTCGGCCGGCTAAAGATCTTCAACCGGGTGACCCAACCGTTCCCGGCGATCTTCCAGTCGCCGTACCAGCTCTACATCGACGGCTACCGGGCGCTCCAGGAGCGCGAGCGGTCGGAAGGTCACCCGTACGGGTGGGCGGACGACGAGTTCGTGCAGCAGTACGGGGACACGTACTTCCCGCTGGTCCAGTCCGAGTCCAAGAACAACGCCGGACTCGGGTCGAGCGCGGAAGCGGTGGACGCAGCGAAGCGGTACAAGTCGCTGATCTCCAAGTACGGCATCGAGGCAGGGCAGGCAAAGCCGAGCCTGATCCGACTGATCGTCGGTCAGGAAGGTGAAGGCGACTTCAACGCCTCGGCCCACCAGTGGCAGGAGTCGAGGGAGATCTCGCCGGCGTCCGGTCTGAAGTACCGGACCTACGACAACCCGCAGGAGGCGCAGGCGCAAGCCGACGCCGACCTGGGCTGGTTGAAGTACCGGCAGTTCATGAACAACCTGGACGCAATGGCTCTCGAGCAGGGCTTCCAGACGTACGCCGACAGCGACGAGCTCGTGCAGACCCGCAAGGAGTTCATCGCGAACCTGCAAGCCGAGAACGAGAGTTGGCACGTCGAGTGGTCCCAGCGGGACAGTGACGCCTTCGAGCGTGACCTGAAGTCGCTGGGCGAGATCGCGACCTCCGGGAAGTTCGGGCCGATGCGCACCGACATGGTCGGGGTGCAGCAGTACCTAGCGCTCCGTCAGGCGCTCCAGCAGGAGCTCGCTGACTACGGGATCTCTGAGGGATCCCAGGATGCGAAGCCGTTCAAACAGGAGTTCACGTCTGCGGTCCAGCAGCTGGTGTCTCAGAACTCGCAGTTCGCCGAATGGTCCTACTACACCTTCCTGGAGCGGGACCCGCTCCTCGAGCCGGTTGAACCGGGTCAGTCTCTTCAAGCTCCAACGGATTGGGGGTTCGGTAGCTAGTGGCAACGAGACGCAAGAAGAAGCCGACCACGAAGCGCTCGAACTCCAACATCCAGTCGGCCCAGCGCGCCGCGGTACAGCGGCGCCTGGACCGGGATGAGAAGCGGCAGGCATCACAGGCCGGGAAGCCGGACGTGAAGCCCCCTGCGGGCAAGACCGTCATTGACCCGCGCACCGGTCTTCCGGTGTCGGCACCCAACGGGCAGAGCACTCCGGGTGACCCCGTGGGGCGAGGCGCAAACCTCGCCGCTCAAGGGAGGTCCGACGGCGGTGGCAAGCCGGACACCCCCACCTTCAAGGGCGGTTCGGAGGCGGCCAACAAGATCGCCGGTCTCGGGTCCGGGATCATGCAGTCCCGCCAGCAGGAACAGGCTGCGCGGAACCGGAAGCTCGCGAACCCCGCGCTCTACGGCGCGTCCGACAAGGACCGCGCGGCGAAGCTGACCGAGCGCATGAACGCGCTGAACTCGGTCCGGAACAAGCAGTGGGCCGACCAAGGCCAGGCCGTCTGGATGGGGCCGAAGATCGCGAACGCGAGAGTTCGCAACCGTGGGCGCCAGCGGATGGACGACAGTGGCAGCGACACTCATCTGATCGGTCCGGTGGGCGACAACATCGTCACGAAGGACGAGTTGATGAGTTGGCTCGCCGATGAGGCGAACTTCAACAAGATCAAGACCGCTGCCAACAAAGCCGGGATCGCCGTCGAGTCCTACGACGACGTTGCGAAGGTCTGGAAGTCCGTCGTCGACCAGGCAGCTGCGACATACTCCACCACCGGCAAGAAAGTCACTCCGTGGACGCTCCTTCAGCTTCGCGGCAAGACGATGAAGAACGGGAAGCCGGCGGCCCGGACCACGGTCTCCACGTCGATCGACGAGATGGATCCCGCTGAAGCGAAAGGCATGATCCGGAACGCGGCAGCGCAGATGCTCGGCCGCGACCCGACGAAGGAAGAGATCGAGGACTTCATCTCGAAGGCCCAGACGATCGCGAAGGCGAACCCGAACGTCACCACCACGACCACCCAGTACGGCTTTGACGGTGAAGCCGTCAGTCAGAGCTCGTACTCGAGGGGTGGCGGTGACGCCGTGACCGCGCAGGCTCAAGAGTCTGCGATCGAGCAGGCGAAGCAGTCCGAGGACTACACGGCATACCAGGCCGCCGGCGTCTACATGCCGTGGCTCATGGACGCTCTCGCGTCACCGATCTGATTCAGGAGGACTGGCAGTGGCTTGGTCCCCTGAACAGATCTCGAACGCGAAGATCATCATCCAGGTGGGGCGCCAGCTCGGCGCCACCGACCGGGACATCACGATCGCGTTGATGGCCGGGTGGCAGGAGTCCGGTCTCCGGAACGTCAACTATGGCGACCGGGACTCCGTCGGAGTCTTCCAGCAAAGAGGTGGCTGGGGCCCCCGGGCCGACCGACTGGACCCCGTGAAGTCGGCCCGGATGTTCTTCCTGGGCGGTGCCCAGGGGCAGCGAGGTCTCCTCGACTTCCAGAACCGGAACTCCTACGGTCTCGGCCAAGCGGCCCAGAAGGTTCAGGTCTCGGCGCACCCGGCCGGGTACGACAAGTGGGAAGACGAGAGCAGTGAACTCCTGAAGGAGCTCGGTGGCTCGTCGCCGCACCCTACCGTTGGCAGCCTCCCTGGGCTACCAACAGCAGACGCCGGGGGGAAGTCGGACAGCGTCACAGGGAGCCCTGTGGCACCTCCTGCGCCGTCTACAGCGCTCGGTCTAGGGTCACCTGAGACCGCAGGCACTGACGCCGCTGGAGTGGCCGCCAAGGGCGCTCCTGGCTTGGAGTCCGCAGACGAGCAGCCTGACGTTCAAGACGTGCCGATGATGGACGAGACGGCGTTCCTGCCGCTGTCCAACGGACAGCCCGGGGGGGTGGCCGGCACGTTCGAGGACATGTTCCCGAACACCGGCCCTGTCGGTGGGGCCCGCCAGCGGGTCGTGGACATCAGCAAGAGCCTCCTCGGAATCCCGTACGTCTGGGGTGGCACAGACCCTGACCGGGGTCTCGACTGCTCCGGCTTCGTTCAGTACGTCTACAAGCAGATGGGGGTCAACCTCCCCCGGATCTCCGCGGCGCAAGCTCGCGCCGGCAAGCGGATCGGTCTCGGCCAACTCCAGGTCGGCGACCTGGTCGGCTGGGACAACTCGAGCCGCAACAACGGCGCCGACCACATCGCGATCTACATCGGCAACGGCCAGATCATCGAGGCCCCGCGGCCCGGTCTGAGCGTCCGGATCCGCGAACTCGGCAAGAGCGACAGAGGCGCATGGGGCGTCCGTCTTGACTTCTAGGAGCGTAGGTGCCCGCACCTCTTGAGCAGCAGAAGGACTTCGCCAGCCTGTACGGCTGGTCCCTCGCCGTGCTGCGCTCAGCCCCCGAGTTGAGCAAGCTCTTCGACCGGGCGATCTCCGGTGGCTACAACCAGGCCCGGTTCGTCGCCGAGCTCCGGAACACGGGATGGTACAAGACCCGCTCCGAGTCGGTCCGGCAGGGCACGGTTCTCCAGAAGGCGGACCCGGCTGAGTACAAGCGCCGGATCACGCAGGCCGCGGCGATGGTCGCGGACCAGTACTACCAGATGACCGGCCGGCGGATGGGCGGCCCGACCGCCGCCCACCTCGGCCAACAGGCGTTCCTGTACGGCTTCAACGACGCCGAAGTCCGGGACATGGTCGCGAGGACCGTGAGCTCCGCCGACCTGCTCAAAGGTGGCCAAATCGGCGGGACGCTCGGTGAAGCCGAGCGCCAGCTCCGGCAGGCCGCTGACGACTACGGCATCGACGTCTCGGAGACCTGGATCAAGAACAACATCAACTCGATCGCGCGGCAGAACACCGATGTGACCGCCGAGATCGGGAAGCTGCGGCAACTGGCGAAAAGTAAGTACGCCGCGTTCGCCGACCAGATCGACCAGGGCGTCACCGTGAAGGACATCGCCGAGCCGTACCGGCAGCTGATGGCGAAGACCCTCGAGGTCTCCGACAAGAGCATCCGGATCAACGACCGGGCGCTCCAGACTGCGTTGATGTACAAGCCGGTCGACGAGGCGGGGAGGCCGACATCGAAGCTCCCCACCGGGATGCCGCTGTGGCAGTTCGAGCAGCAGCTGAAGAACGACCCAAGATGGGTTCGGACGAAAGGTGCCCAGGACGCCACGATGGCGGCCGGACGCCAGGTGCTCCAGGATCTCGGATTCCTTGGAGGTAACGGCTGATGGCAACCCCGTACGACCAGATCCTGAATGATCTGAAAGGTACTCAGCGGGACGCGGCGACCGCGCTCATCGACCTGTTCAGCCAGTACGGCCTCGAGTCGCTGGCGTCGAAGATCATCGACTACGTGAAGCAGGGCTTCAGCACGGACACGATGGCCGTGATGCTCCAGCAGACCCCGGAGTACAAGAAGCGGTTCTACGGCAACGAGCTCCGACAGAAGGCAGGACTTTCGGTCCTGTCGCCGGCGGAGTACATCGCGACCGAGCGCCAGTACCGCCAGGTGATGGGGAACGCCGGGATGCCGAAAGGCTTCTACGACCAGAACTCGGATTTCGAGAAGTTCATCGGCAACGACATGTCGCCAGCTGAACTGAACGACCGGGTGAAGAGTTGGCAGGACGTGGCGCAGGCTGACACCGCGACCACGGACTCGCTCCGGCGCCTCTACGGGATGTCCACATCGGACTACGCCGCATACCTCATGGACCCCCAGCGGGCGCTGCCTGTGCTTCAGGCGCAGGCCCGTGCGGTCACGTTCGCCGGCGCCGCACAGCGGCACGGCTACACGATCGACAAGGGTCTCGCCGAGCAGTACGGCGGTGGCGCTTACGACGTCTCGGCCCAGGATGCAGAGAAGGGATTCTCCGCGATCCAAGAGGTTCAAGCCGACACCCAGCGAGCAGCGAGCATCTACCACCTCGGTGACTACGGGGTGAAGGAAGCGGCAGCCGAAGTGTTCGGCGGTGACGCTGACGCCGCGAAGAAGCGGAAGAAGGCCGCGAGCGCAGAACGTGCCACGTTCTCCGACTCGAGCCGCGGAGCCACCGGCTCCGCAACCCGGACTAACTACTAGCCAAGTCCGACTTAGGGCGCCCGCGCAGGCGGCGCTGGTTCACGACCAGAGCGCCCACTCCGAGACCGACCGGCCGGCCCGAGTCTCGCGTATCAGAAGCCCGGTAGTCGCACGAGCACAACCCGACCGCCCCCGGTCGGGTCCGTTGGCGTGCGCACCTTTCAGAAGGAGATGGGGAGTAATGGGTTACGACGACTTCGATGGTTTCGAGGACGACGACTACCAGGACGAGCGCGTCAACGGGCCGAAGGCCCTGCGCGAGGCGCTCGCAGCGGCCAAGAAGGCGCTGAAGGAACGGGACGCTCGGCTGGAGCAGCTGACCTCCCAGGTCGCGTCGAGGAACCTCAAGGACGTTCTGGAGAGCAAGAGCCTGCGACCCGGGCTCGCCAAGACCATCGCGGCCGAAGGTGTCGACACGACCGACCCGGCAGCGATCGAGGCTTGGCTCAGCGATGGCGGCAACCAGGAGGACTTCGGTTTCTCCCTGCCGGCTGCTGGCGCTTCTCCCGCGGAAGGCGAACTCGAAGAGGCCGATGGCCTCGAGGATCTCGCTGCCGCACAAGCCCGGATGCAGGACGCCTCTCTGGGCGCACTGCCCGACGACCGCTTCCAGCAGGCACGCACCGAGATCACTGGTGCGAAGTCTCTGGACGAGATCCAAGCGTCACTGAACCGGGCGATCAAGAACACCAACTGAGTCCCACATAGGGGCTCGTTGATCCCCTTCTGAAAGGAAACGGCCCAAGATGGCCCTCACTGGAACCACCCAGGTTGCCGGTCTCGTCACCACGGCGTACGACCAGGCAGTCGAAAACCAGAACCGCCACGTGCCGATGCTCCGGAACCTGCCGGACAAGCATCTGGTCTCCCCGACCCACGCCGGTTCGACCTACCGGTTGTTCAAGTACAACGACCTCACGACCGGCTCCCGGCTGCTGACGGAGACCACGGACACCACCGCGGTCGCCGTCCCGGACGTGACTCCGCTGGATGTCGCGGTCAAGGAGTTCGGCGCCACGGTGTCGAAGACCAAGCTCCTCGACCTGGTGTCGCTGGCGCAGATCGACCCGATCATCGTGGACCTGCTGGCCCGCGACCAGGCCGTCAGCCTGGACAGCGAGGTCGGCACGATCGCGTACGCCGGTACGAACGTGGTCCGCGCCGCGAACCGCGCGTCCACCGCCACCGTCGCCGCCGGCGACGTGATGAAGGCCGCGGACTACCGCCAGATCATCACGAAGCTCCGTGAGAACGCGGCCAGCCCGCGTCGTGGTGACCTGTACGCCGTCTACCTGCACCCGCGGGTGGCGCTCGACCTCCGCACCGAGACCGGTGCGAACGCCTGGCGCGACGACCACAAGTACGCCGCGCCCGACTTGTTCTGGTCCGGCGAGACCGGCCAGTACGAAGGCGGGTTCGTGGTGGAATCCGCTCGCATGAAGGTCGCCGCCGACGGTGCCGCGTCGATCAACGTCTACCGGTCGCTGTTCGCCGGTCGGCAGGCGCTGGCTGAGGTTGTGTGGGAAGCCCCGCACACCGTGATCGGCGAGGTTGTCGACAACCTGAAGCGCTTCCGGCCGATCTCCTGGTACGGCGCCCTGAACTGGGCGATCTACCGCCAGGAGAACCTGTTCCGCTACGAGAGCGCCTCGACCCTCGGCTGATCCAGCCTCGTCGTAGAGAGCCCCTGGCCCGTTTGGGTCGGGGGCTCTCGCCCTTCTGCACACCGCCCCTTCACAAAGGACTTCTGCTCTCGTGTCTGCGATCGTCTCCAGCGACATCCTGATCAAGTACTCCACCACCGCTGGCTCAGCCGGCAACACTCTCGGCGGCACCGCGGGGAGCTCGCTCGGGAAGTACCTCTCAACAACCGCGATGCCGGACGCGACACTGAACGCGCTGTTCGACGACGTCTCGGGCGCAGAGAACGCAGCGTCCACCGTGGACTACCGGTGTCTGTTCGTCCACAACTCGAACGCCTCGAACGCCCTCGAGAACGCCGTCGTCTACCTCTCGGCTGAGGTCGGCGGTGGCGCCACGATCGCCGTGGGTGCTGACACCACGGCAGCCGCCGCGATCGGCTCACCGAGCGCCCAGGCACTCCAGGTGGCGAACGAGACCACCGCCCCGTCGGGCGTCTCGTTCAGTTCCCCGACCACCGCCGGTACGGGTGTCGCCCTCGGGACGATCCCGGTCGCCCAGTGCAAAGCGTTCTGGATCCGCCGGACCGCAGCGAACACTGCCGCACTCTCCGGCGACGGCGTCACCCTCTCCGTCACGGGCGACACTGGCTCCCTCTGATCTGAAGGACTTCTAGATGGCACAGGCTGCTGGATACTCCTTCAACTCGGACACCGTCAGTGGCTCGAAAGTCCGGGACCTCGCCGGGTACTTCCTCCACGGCACGGTCTCCGGATCCACTTCGTTCGTCACGGGCAAGTACGGCAACGGTCTGAACTGCACGGGCGGCGCGATGACCGTCGGCCCGATCGACGAATTCTCCTACCCGGCGAACACCGACGGCGGCCTCTCAGTGGCCGCCTGGGTGAAGCTGAACACGACCACCGCAGCCGCGCGGTGTATCGCGTCAGCGACCGCGAACTCGGCCCTCAAGTGGGCCCTGTACGCGAGCAACGCCTCAGGTAACGTCGAGGCGAAGATCGCGGGCGTCACGTTCTCCACGTCGACCAGCATCCGCGACAGTGCGTGGCACCACGTGATGCTCGTGCTGGACGCCGTACCGGCAACCGACACGGTCAAGATCTACGTGGACGGCACCCAGGTGCTGTCGACCACCACGGCAACAGCGCTCACCTACAACGGCAACGTCACCATGAAGGCGGGCCTGAATGCGTTCGCCGGCGGCGAATCGCTCGACGGAATCATCGACGACCTCCGCTGGTGGAACGACCCGGTCGAGTCGACGTACGTCTCGACGATCACCAGCGCGGAGCAGATCGACTTCCAGCTGGCCGTCTACCCGTTCGACGACGACACCACCGACGACTACAGCATCTACAACCGCGACCTCACGAAGGCCGCGTCAGCGACCTTCGGTGCTAGCCTGTACGGCCGAGCTCTGTCGTCAACGACTGCTGCGGCAGCAGCCGCCGGCACGGTCGCCTTCGGCGACCTGGACCGGTTGGCGATCACCGGGTGGCTGAGGCTCGACACCGCACCCTCCGGGAGTGCGGCGCCAATCCTCGCGATCAACAACGGGAGCGGGACCAACAAGGTTCGCGTCGTGGTCAACCTGGACCGGACGATCACCGCCACCTGGGTGACGATCTACGGGACCTACTCGGTCACCAGCGGTTCGGCTCTCACTGTCGGTCAGTGGTCACGGTTCCAGTTCGGGATGAACCCGACGTACGTGAACATCCGTCTTGACTCGAACACCCAGACCACCACGAATACCAGCAACCCGACCCCGCACCTGTCTCCGACGGTGCTGGATCTGAACACGCTGTACATCGGCGGCGATGCCTCCGCCGGCGGGCAGGTTACGTTCGACTACCTGACGTTCACCAAGAACTTCGTGGACGCCCCCGCCAACCTCTACTGGGTTGGCGCCCCGGTTGTTGCCGACAGCAAACCAGCCAACATCGCCCGCGGTGTCTACGAGTTCAACGAGAACACCGGGACGAGCGCGCTCGACAAGTCCCCGTACGGGAACAACCTGACACTGAAGACTGGTGCCGGTTGGACCACCGGCATCCAGGGCTCGGCGGTCGCGGAAGGTACGGCGACCGGACCTGCCGCAGCGAAGACGTCGCTCGCCTGGTCGAGCACGCCCTTGGGGTGGGCGTTCTCGGGTTGGTTCAAGTGCCGCGCCGCGAGCGCCGGCGCGCGCATCCTCGTGCTCCGCAACGGAACCAGCGAAGTCGCGCACGCCTTCTATCTCAGCGGTGGCTTCCAGGTTCGGATGTACGGCTCCGGCGGGAACACTGGTCTCTTGAACCCGACCGGTGGGACGTTCGCCTCCGAGACGTGGACCCACCTGGCCGCAAGCTGCAACGGCAGCACCATCCAGTTCTTCAAGAACGGGGTTTGGTACGGCTCCGCAACCTACTCCAGCGGCACCCTGCTGTCGCCAACCATCCTGAATGTCGGTGGCGACGACGCCGACGGTAGTGGGGAAGGTGTCGCGGACGTCGACAGCTTGACGCTGTTCGACACTCCGCTGTCCTCGAGCAACGTCAGCTGGCTCTACAACAACCCCGGCCAGTTCGCCGCCAGCGCCTCGGTCACTCAGTCGAGGGCTACCACCTGGAACACGAAGGCGCGAGTCTCGAACACTCGGGCCACCACATGGAACACCCGCGTGGCTGTAACTAAGACCCGCTCCACGACATGGAACGTGCTCGCTGCACTGGTCGCGGTCACGGCTTCCAGGTCCACCACTTGGAACGTGCTGCGGAACGTCACCTCGGTGTCGGCGGCGCGAGCCACGACCTGGCGGGTGCTGACGCAGGCCACCGCGAACCGCTCAACCACCTGGGGGGTGGAGGGGCCCGTCGGTGTCCACACCTACCGGGTCAAGTTCCCCACCTACAAGATGCCGATGGGCTGGACAAAACCGCTGATCTGGCAGACCTATGAGGCGCCGTTCGCTCTCGTGAAAGTGAACGGCGAATGGATCACGACCGCAGTGCCGTCACAGGAGCTCCTGCGCACGGCGGACAAGTTCTACCTCGGTGGCTACCAGTACGAACTCACCGCCGAGGAAGCCGCTGATCTTCCTCCCCAGTACGTGGAGCAGATCACATGAGCCCTGAGGACGCTGGCACGGTCGGCCAGCTTGCTGCGTACGCCGCGCTCGGCGCCGTGGGTGTCTACGGCGCCTGGAAGGCGAAGAAGGCCGAGAAGTACGCCAAGCCGACAGGCAACGGGTTCGCCAAGAAGGTCACGGACACCTTGGCTCGCATCGAGACCAAGGTCGACCGCACCGAGGAAAAGATCGACCACCACATCGAGTCGCACGCGGACGCTGAGGTCGCGAACCGCGCTGCCCGAGGCCGGAGGCTTCTGCGTGACGTCAACGAACTGTAGCTCCGGCTGCCCGACCCAGGACCACTCGTCCTGGGGTGAGTGCATCCGGTCCAAGGGTTTCCGGGTGGCGTACTGCCAGTCCGCCTCCGGGCACGACAAGACCCGCCAGGACAAGTGGGACGCCGAGCTCGACCTGTACCGGTCGGCTGTCGCCCAGGGACTCGAGCCTGACAGCACCGCAACCCGGGACACCCGGAAGGCGATCGAGTGGTCTGAGAAGACCGGGGTCGCGTACTCGGAAGAGAACCGGCAGGACTACCGGGTCGAGAAGGCCCTCGAGAAGGTGGCTTGAGATGGCCGCGGGTGATGGACGTGGACTCAAGTACCACATCAACCGGAAGGCCGGAACGCTCGTGAACGACCGGCCGACGCTGGAAGCGCAGGGCGCCGCGAACGTCTGGGCCGGCACCACCGGTCTCGACCTGGTGGGCGCGCTGAACATGAAGGCGTTGAACACTCGGCCCAACTACCTCGCTCTCGCTGGTGTACTCAACCAGCTCGCCGGCACCACCGGCTTCGAGGTTGACGAAGCGGCTGCGAGGATCGCATGACGACTGTTGCTCAACTGATCGACTCGTGCTCGAGCCTGCTGCACTCGCACACTGGCGTCACCGAGATGTCGACGTTCCTCACCTCCTCGGTGAGCTCGACCGCCGACCAGATCGAGGTGGCACACCCGACCCGGATCAATCAGGGCGTCATCGAGGTCGACGACGAACTGATGCTCGTCTCCGACCAGGGGACCGCATCAGTGGTCACCCTGTTCCCCGGCCAGCGTGGCTTCATGGCTACGGTGCCGGCCACGCACGCGGTGAACGCCCGGGTCGTGAACGACCCGCTGATCCCGCGGTACCGGCTGTTCGAGGAGATCTGCGCCACGATCCGGCAACTCGACGACCTCTACCAGGTGAAGACGACGGAGATCACCGCCTCCGCGACTCAGAACACCTTCGAGATCCCGAGCGACGTGGTGCGGATCCTGAAGGTCCAGTACCAGACGATCGGGCCTTCGCTCGAGTGGATGACGGTGAACTCGTACACCGAGGACTACAACGCCGACTTCACTTCGGGGAAAGCCCTGACGCTGCACCAGAACGGCTGCATCGTCCCGGGCCGGCGGGTGCAGATCACGTACCAGGCGGCACTCGGTGTCCCGACCGCCACCAGCGACTCGCTGGAGACGCTGGGGATCCCGGCGGAGATGCATGACGTCCTCCGCTACGGCGCCTGCTGGCGAGCGATCAAGACGCTCGCCCCGTCCCGGATGAACATGCGTGCCGTCGAGTCCCCGGAAACCAACGGCGTCTCGCCGAACTCGATCTCCGCGGTCGCGAAAGAGCTCTTCCAGCTGTTCGCGTTCCGGCGCGACGAGGAGCGGAAGCGGCTGCTCACCAAGTACCCGAAGCGAAAGCACTACGTGAGGTAACAGGTAGACAGATGAGCCGAAGGTTCTATCGTAACGGGCAGGCCACGTCCCTGACGGGCCCGGTGGATGCGGTCTCGACCAGCATCACCGTGAACTCCGCCACCTCGTTCCCAACCCAGTTTCCGTACACCTTGATCCTCGACCCCGACGGGGTTCTGGAAGAGGTTGTCGACGTGACGACGGCAGTGGGGAACACGCTGACGATCGTGCGCGGTGTCGACGGTACGACCGCGAGCCCGCACTCCGCGGGCGTTCAGGTGTACCACGGCGTCTCGGCCCGGGACGCCGATGAGGCGAACGACCACGTCAACAAGACCACGAACGTCCACGGGACCAGTGGATCCCTGGTGGACACCGCGAGCACCCAGTCGATCGCTGGCGCGAAGACGTTCACCGGGACGCTCGCCACCTCAGGTGGCACCGTGGTCGACGTCGGTAGTACCCAGACGATCACGGGAGCGAAGACCTTCTCGTCTGTTCCCGCGGTCACAGGGACCGCGCTCGTCACCACCACCGGGACGCAGACGGTTACCGGCGACAAGACCTTCTCCGGTACCGAGACGCACAGTGGCACGGAGACCCACAACGGTGCGGTCACGTTCACGAACACTGAGACGCACTCCGGGACGGAGACCCACTCGGGGGCCGTGACGTTCTCCAACGGCATCACGATGTCGGGCGGCACCTTCGTCGCCAAGGACGCGATCTTCTCGACCACGTTCTCCGGGACGACTGACGCCAACGGGTTCGTCACGATCACCCACGGCGCGGGGTTCACCCCCGTGTTCGGCTGGACCGTCAACAGCATCCCGTCATCGTCGTTCGCGAGCTTCTGGGGTATGGACACGATCACCAGTACGCAGCTTCGGCTGCGGTTCGCGAACATCAACGGTGGCGCGCTGGTTAGCGCCGCTGTGTCTGGCCGCATCTTCCTCGTCCGACCGTAAGGAGACCGTAGATGGCCGACGTCGTCGAACGGCTCCCGTATCCAATCAGCAGGCGCCTCGCCACCGCCATCGAAGATGTGCTGGCGAAGAACGGCCGGGAGATCCACTACACCATCGGCGGCGTTCCGTTCAGGCTGAACGCCACCACCGACACCCCGGTGCAGATGGAGACCGCGCAGGTTCAGAAGAACCAGCAGGACACTGAACCGGAGGCGGGGGAGCAGACCCTGGCCGGCTGGTGGCTCCGCAGTCAGGCCAGTTGGCACCAGGGTGCAGGGTTCCGGTACGCCGAAACCCGCGGTGAGGTGAAGGAGTCGAACTTCTTCTACGACTCCCTGAACGTGGACGTCTGGACGCAGGGCCAAGTGTCCCTGCTCCGGAAGGCGGTCGAGGTCTCCTCGAGCTCGAACCTCTCGGTCGCGGTGGCCCTCGGAACCTTCAACTCGGTGGTCGTTGGCCAGGCTGGCGCCGTCCGGAAGTACACCGCAATGGGGTCCGGCACGGGCACCAACCTCTACATCGGCGCCGGCGTGAACTTCGACTGCGTCCTCTCAACCGAGACCCTGTGGTTCGCCGCGGGCGACGACGGTCGGGTGTACTCCGGGCCGGCGTCCGTGACCACGACAACCCCGAACGTCTGGTCCCTCACGGGATCCGACACGTCGCAGCCGACCCGGATCTTCTGGGCGAAGCACCGGCTGTGGGCGGTGAACGGGAACAAGATCTACTACATCAACTACGCCTCACCGGGAACGGTTGCGGCGCCGGCGGCAACCGCTGCGCTCTACACCCACCCGTCGACATCCTGGACGTACACGGATATCGCCGACGTCCCCGGTGGTGTCCTGTTCTCCGGATACGGTGACGGCACCTCGCACCTCCAGCGAGTGACCCTGGATACCGATGGCGCGGCACCCACGATGACTGCCGCGACCACGACGGCGATCCTGCCGTCGGACGAGAAGGTGATACGAATCAGCTCCCTGACCGGGTCGCTGGTCTGCATCCTGACCACGAAGGGCGTCCGCGTAGCGCAAGCTCAGACGTCAGGAGAGCTCGTCTACGGGCCGTTGTTCCTGGAGAGGGATACCGAACTACCCTTCGACACGAAACCCGCCCTAACAGCCGCTGGGCGCTTCTGGTGGCTAGCGTGGGGCGACTCCCCGATGGTGTACCGGATCGACTCCTCCGTTCAGGTGGAGGAGGGCGTGTTCGCGTACGCCACCGACATGAACCTGCCGACCGCCACCGGGTTCACCGACATCTCCGTCCGCGGTGAGCGACCTGTTGTCGTCACCTCGTCGGGTGCGCTGGTCTACCGGGACGAGACTCAGCTCGAGGCCGAGGGCTGGATCCAGTCCGGCCGGATCCGCTACCGGACCGAGGAGCCGAAGCTGTTCCAGTTCGTGGACGTCAGCGCGGCCCCCCTCCAGGGGACCGTCACCTTGGACGTCCTGAACGAGTCGGACTCGCCGAACCGCATCGGCCAGTGGAACATCCCCGGCACGGGCGCCCTTCCGACCGCCCAGGTTCCGACGAAAACCGGACCGTTGAGGTTCATGTCCCTGAAGCTCACCCTCACCCGGGCCGGGGATTCGATCTCCGGGCCCGAGATCCACGGGTGGCAAGTGAAGGCGCTCCCCGCGGGGAAGCCCCAGCGGATCTACCAGATCCCGTTGAAGTGTTTCGACAAGGAAAGCTGGTCGACCGGCGCCGACGACCCGTACGGCTACATCGGGTACGCCCGTGACCGGTACTACGCCCTCCGTGCGGCCGAGGACGCCGGCGGCGTCGTGGTGCTCCGGGACTACCGGTTCCCGACCCCGCAAGGCGAGCTCTGCAAGATCGAGGGGATGCGCTTCATCCAGTCGAGCGCAGGCAACCCCAGCAAGCAGCAAGGTGTCTTCGAGGGAATCCTCCTCGTGACTCTGAGAACTCTGACGTAAAGGCTCTGCCTGACTCCAGAGACAAGAACCCCCCAAGCCCAACGGCGAGGGGGGTCTTTTTCTCATTCTGCCTACTTCCGGGGGGCGCGTTTCTTCGGCTCCGTCACCTGGATCCCCCGGCGCCGGGTGACTTTCTTGTGGGCGTGCGCGCGTAGCTCCATAATCGGTGTCCGGTGGAGGGCACAGAGATCCATGATCACGGTGCCCTCCCCTTCGAGGGTGCTCTGGATGCGCTTGACGTCGTCGTCCGGTGTCGGGCATTTCGGGATGTCGCACTCCCGGACCTTGATCACCTTGTCGGCCATCTCTGACTCACCTCTGCCTCACTTCCTCACATTCCCCTGACCTGACGCTCGGCCTCCAGGTGTAGATGCCTCACGTTCTCACCTCGAAGACCGGGGAACATGACCTGCCCCCGCAGCCGCGCGTCCCGGTGGATCCGCTCCGACTGCAACCCGATGTAATCCCGGGTCTGCTTCTCGGTCGAGTGGTTCAGCATGCTCCGTACCGTCTCAACCGGGTTCACGTCGCCTTCGTCGCGGAGCTGCTCGTACAGGCCGCGGGCCATCGACCGACGGATCGTGTGCATCCCCTCGTTCAGGCGCTGACCGTCGGCGTCCTTGAGTGGTACGCCGATCGCGGCGAGTGCCTTGTGCGCCACCTTGTACGGCTCGAGCATCCGCTTCGTCGGCACGAGCCGGACTGTGCTCTCGTCCATCTCGCGGTCGCCGTTCATCCTGGGCGGGGTTTTCGCCGGCACCAAGTACCAGTTCGGGTCTAGTGGGCCACACTGTTCGGTATACCACTTCAGCCACCTTCGGAGCTCCTCGTCGAGCTCCTCGCAGATCGGCAGGAAGTCCGCCTTCTGGGTCTTCGGGATCCGGTACGAGATCCCCTGCATCTCCAGCTGCACGTCCCCGATCTTCAAGATCGTGAACTCGGCGCTCCGGCCCAGCAGGAAGCAGCCGAGGGCGAGCAGCATCCGGTCCCGCGGATGTGGTGCCGAATCCAGGAGCGCCGGCACCTTCGAGACCGGGAACCCGCGCCACTCCCGGGGCGCCACTTTCGGCGCCGTCCGGTCCGCCATCGGGTCGCCGCTACGGCCCGCTCTGCGGGTCCGGATCGCCCACTTGAAGAACCCCTTCAGGATCGCTGTGTCCAGCCCCAGGGACCGCGCTGAGCGCGTCCTAGAGGCATCCCTGAAGTAGGTGTCGACGTGCTCCTCGTGGATGTTCTCGACCAAGATGTTCCCGACGATCGTGAGGAGCCGGCGAAGGCAGATCCGGGCCGCCTTCATGTACGCCCCGGAGCGTCCCTTCGACTCCAGGTGCCCGATGTAGTCGTCGATCGCGTCACTCAACGGCTGCTTCATTTGTCCCCCTCTAGGTCAGCAAACGTAGCTCTCTTGAGCAAGTTTACTATGGAGATGACTTCTGCGCCACTGACCTGGGGTTACTTCAGAGATCAGCCGTAACGCGGCTTCTGGTTGTAACCCTTCCACGGTAACGACCTGCCGGTTTGTAGCCCCTGGTGCGGCAAAAATTATCCTGACTTCTTCGGAGGGGGATGTCAACCATCCCCTCAAGTCGGGCGTCTATCCTCTCGAAACTACAGAGATGGCGCACCACGCCACGGTCTGCTGATTGACCGTGGCTCCGGTGTAAAGATACCGTTAAGGTGCGCCTGGGGTCGAGACTGGAGAGGTGCTCGGGGAGAGATGTCTGAACAGAAGGTGCCTGACAAGGAGACGCTTACAAAGTGGCTCGAAGAGGAGCCGACACTGACGCGGAAGCAGATCGCTGACCGTCAGTTCGAGCTTACGGGGATGAGGCCGTCGTTGCCGGCGATCTCGATGGCGTTCGAGCGCTACGGGCTCGCGCCTCGACGCAACCGGTGGGATGACCTGTTGCCGTGGCGCGTGAAGACCGAGCACGGCGACTTGAAGGAAGCGAAGCTGCTCCGGTTCGCCGGCCGCCGGAAGGCGGGCTTGAAGAACGCCACGAAAGACGACCGGTGGCTGGACAGGTGGCTGTCCGAGCTCGAGGAGGCAGGGCGACCAGTGGTCGCCTACTACCCAGACGATGAGCTTGAGCCGTTCCAATACCACCCCCGAGTCCCCGAGGACGGGGATGGGGAGTGGGACCTGATCCGCCGGCCGGATGTCCAGGGGATGCTGGACGCACAGGCAGCCTCGTAGGCTGTGAGCATGAGCATGCAGCGTGAAGAGAAACCGATCGCGGACCCCGAGCTCCGGGCCGACGTAGCGTGGCGCCTCAACAGGATCCAAGAGGCCGTGGCCGGCCTGACGGCCGAGCTCCGAGAGGCAATGATGAAGCTGTCGCAGTGTGACGGCGTCAGTCCCGACGACGAGCCATGCATCCTGGCATGGCACGCGGGGTACCACCGCTCCGTCACGGGAGCGGAGTGGCTGGACGCTTAAAGCGTCCGCCTCGCGCGCGTTCTATCCGGGAAGCGCCTCGAGGCGCTTCCTTAGGGCCGCCTCCACCCGGCGGCCCCGTATCGTCTTCCGGAGAGGGGCGCCTCAGAGCGCCCCGTCTCATCCGGTCATTCGGTCTCGGGACCTCATTCCCCGTCTCGGCCCCATCCCCCCTTACCCCCCTTCCCGTAGCTTAGCACTTGACTACCGCGGGATTGCAAGTTTGACCGGAGGGTAACCTCGGTAGTAAAGTTACAGGTAGAGACCAGATTGAGATCGGATGATCGTCACGGAAACTCGGACCTAAAGTCCTGTAACGCTGCGACCGATGACCCGATACAACCAGTGAGGTTTTCACTTCCGCAGCCGTGGGAAGGGCCAGGGAGGGCCTTACCCTCGGTGTTCACGGGGACAAGGGGAGGGTCTGTTGCAGGATCTCGAGTGGTGCGTGCTGGGGGAAGGCGATCACCTCGAAGTGGTCGTCAACGTTACGGAGGTCTACGAGATCTCCGAAGTCAAGGACCATCTGGGTAAGCTCTGGGCTTGGGATTCCACCGAGACCAGGATCCTCCCGGGTGACGACGAGGAAGGGGCCACAGAGTGGCTGGTTCTGATCGGGGCGCGGAAGCTGATCCCGCTGAAGGCGGTCGAGCGGGTGAAGGAGATGGCAGCGGCCTGACCCCCTGGTACACCGAGGAGATGGTGGACCAAGTCCACGACTTCTTCCTCGACGCTTGGCATGAGACTGCACCTCCGGGATTCAGTGCAGTCCGCCAGGCCCTCGAGGCGATCGGGCCGATGGTCGAGAGGCTGATCGAGAAGCAGCACAAGAAGGGCTACAAGGCCGGCCAGAAGGCCGAACGTGACCACTTCTGGGATGGCTACTGATGGGCCTCCCGGAACACGTGTCGCACTCCCAGCTCACCAGCTGGGCCGAGCGGTGCCAGAAGGAGTTCCAGCTACGGCGCATCCAAGGTGCGCCAGTAGTGCCGGCGTGGTGGCTCGTGGGTGGCTCGACTGTCCACGAGGTCACCGAGGAGCTCGATCGGCGCGGTCTTGAGTTCAACTTGACTCCAGAGGCGATGAACGTTACTCTGGAGTTAGAGGAGCTAACACTCGCGAAGCTGAACGAGCTCGTCGACAAAACTGAAAAGCAGTCCGGTGTCCCGAGCTCCGAGTGGTTCACGGCCGGCCGCGGCAAAGGCCAAGGCCGGGAGTACTGGGAAGAGTCGGCCCCGACGATGGTGAGTAACTGGCTCACCTGGAGGGCTCGGGTCGGGTGGAAGATCGCCGAGTTCAGTGACGAACCTGCGATCGAGCTTGACCTTGACCCGTACCTTACTCCAGAGTTGAAGGTCGTTGGCGCCCCTGACAGGGTGTTCGTGCTCCCGAACGGGGAGCTCGTGGTCGTGGACGTGAAGTCCGGGTCCAGCACCCCGAAGACGCCGATGCAGCAGGGGCTGTACGCCACGCTGCTCGAGCTCCTGGGCCACCGCCGGCCGAAGTACGGAACGTTCGTGAAGGTGAAGGAAGACGGCGGGGTTCACACCCCGCTGGCGAAGTTGGACAAGTACGACGAACAGTTCTTCACCGAATTGTTCAGAGGCTTCCGGGCCCAGCTGGAGACCGGAGCGTTCCTCCCGAACGTCGGCGACAACTGCCGGACCTGCGGCGTACAAGCCGCGTGCTACGCCCAGGGCGGCGCTCTCAGCGCAGAGTACGACCCCCTGGACCCGAACCACCTGGACCACCTGAAGGGAAACAAGGCAGCATGAGCGACACCTACGAAGACGTCGAGGCCCCATTCTCGGCGACCTTCCGGACCGGAGCCGGCTACGACGCCGCGCTCCTCACGGTCCGCGGAAACGACGCCTCCCAGTTCGTCGCTCGGCTCACCGAGCTCCAGCTGGAAGACCAGGATGTCCTGAAGTTGGTCGCGGACTTCAACCGCGCCCTTCAGGAGAAGGCGGGAGCGGCGCCGCAGGGCGCTCCCAGTGGCAACCGTTCGACCGGCTCCCCTTCCCGGTCCGGTTCCCGGTCGAGCGCCGGCGCCGCTCCTCAGAACTCCGAGATCCGAGGTGAGGTGGAATACCACCCGGAGGGTCTGGCCTGCTCGAAGTGCAACGGCTCGGTGATCTACAAGAAGATCACGGCGAAGAACGGCAAGCGCTTCGAGCTCTGGGTCTGTGAGAACCAGAAGGAGCGCAACGACGGCCACCACTCCGAGTTCATCAACTGATGGCCGAGTTCGAGGTCGTCAGGGTTGAGCCGGTGATCCGGCTCTCCCTCACGGTGGAGGAGGCTCAGGCCGTCAGGAAGGTGCTCGGTCGCCATGACAGCAGCGCTGTCGAAGGTGAGAACACCTGGCCCGTCTATGCGGCCATTGGTGACGCCCTACGGGGGCTCTAGGTGCAGCGGCTCCAGAGGATCAGCTCGAGGAAGCTGTCCGCCAGTGAGCCACTTCCCGACTTGACGGGGATCGGTAGGAAGTTCGGGGCGTACTTCCGTCGGGGTCAGACGGCCATGATCGCGGCTGACCCCAACAACGGAAAGAGCCCGTTGGCGTTGTGGCACTGCGTCAACTGGGTTCGGCACCACGACCTCCGGATCCTGTACTTCTCGGCAGACACCGACGAGTACACGACCTGGAAGCGGGCGGCTATGGCTGTCACGGGGCAGCCAAAGTCTTCCGTGGAGAGGATGCCGAAGTCCCAGGTCTCGACCGCTCTTGCGTCCCTGAATGGACGCTTGAGCTTCTCGTTCGAGACCGACCCGACCTACCAGCACCTGATGGAGGAAGTGGTCGCGTTCTTCGAGCTCTGGGGTGACTACCCGGATGTTGTCGTGATCGACAACCTGATGGATGTCATCGGCGAGAACGAAGACGAGTACGGCGGGATGCGAGACCACACGAAGGCGTTCAAGCGGCTGGCCCGCGCGACCGACTCGTTGGTCCTGATCCTTCACCACTGCAACGAGGAAGACCAGAGCAAGCGGAAAGGCGGCGTCCGGCCGCCGGCGCGGGGCCGGATCACCGGGAAGGTTTCACAGAAGGCCGAGCTCGTGATCACGATCGCCTACGACGGGCCCGCCCAGCTGATGCTGATGGCGCCCGTGAAGGTCCGGGACGGAACCCCCGACGACACGGGGGAGACGTACCACCAGATCCGGAGTGACCCGGAGCGGATGCAGTTCTTCGACATGGATTACAACCGACTTGGAGGGGCAGCGTGAGTGTGACTGAACTTCGGACGAACCCTTACATCTCGTCGTGGACTTGGTTCTTCGACACCGAGGACGAGGCGCACTCGTTCCACCAGGGCGTCCGCGACGACCTCGCCGAGCAGGCGGACGTCGACTACGTCGACTTCGACGTCGAGTACGCCGCGGGCACCGGAAGCTGGCGCCTCACTGTCCGGTACGTCGACCGGCGTCCCGACCCGAGCCGACCGCTGGCGGCGTGATGGGCGGCGAGAAAAGCGGTCTCGTGTCGGACGTCGAGTTCCTCGCCGACTTCGCTACCGAGTGGGCGGCAGAGCACGCTCACGAAGAACCAGTGCGAGCCAAGGCGCTTCGAGCCTCCGTCGAGGCCGTTGAGGACGCTATCGAACGCGGAGAGATCTTCTGACCGAGAAGGTCTGCCTCGCCTGCGGCCGTCCCCTTGAGGGGAGGCAGATCAAGTACTGCAAAGACGAGGAGTGCGCCAAGCAACGGCGCTGGGTGGACTGGTTGTGGCGTACCTACAACCTTACTCCAGAGATGTATCAGGCGATCTGGGACCACCAGGGAGGCCGGTGCCCGATCACCGGCCGGGAACTCGGGGACACCAGTAAGCCGCACATCGACCATGACCACGTCGAAGGGCACGTCCGCGGGATCGTCACGGCGTACGCGAACACCCGGCTGATCGGGCGCCTCCGGAACTGGCGGACCGCCCAGAACCTGGCGGACTACCTCCGGGATCCGCCGGCGGAGAAGGCCCTCGGGCAGAGGGTCCTGGCGCCGGGGCGCCCCAAGAAGACAAGGAAGAAGAGGAGGGGAAAGTGACCGAGAGCATCGAGCTTCCCACCAAGGAGCAGCTGAAGCGCGAGCGTCAGCAGATCGACATCGAGGTCCGTCGCGCCGAGCTCGAGCTCAAGAAGCTCGAGTTGACGCAG